TCCAACTCATATAGTTTCTAATAGAATTGGATTGATAATGGATGTCCCTACAATACTAGGAGCCGTTGCATCAGGTCTACTTATCGGCGGTTCTGTTCTTGGCACAGTCCGCTGGATGCTTAAAAACCACACAAAGGAGCTGGTCAACACCATGCTCGAAGAGGCCCTAGATAAGCACATGAGCAATATCAAGAACGAGTATCTGTCGGAGTTAAAGCCCAATCATGGCAGCTCTCTAAATGACATCGTTAAGCTTCAAGTGCTCCCAATCCTAAAGAAGCTTGATACTAACCAAGACGCTATTAAAGAAGACATCACAGAGATGAAGGTTGAGTACGCCCGTCTAGAGGGACGATTTGACCAGTATGTTGAGGAGAACAAGTAAAGATGACTTACGAACCTCGTGTAGGAGACTACGGTGTGGTTAAGACTAGCGGGTTCTTCGGTAAGCTCATACGACTAGGAACAATGTCTCGTTGGAACCACTGCTTTATCTACATCGGTGATGGCAAGATTGTTGAAGCCAATCCTAAGGGTGTAGCTGTTAGCTCTGTATCCAAGTACCCAGTGATTGCTTGGAACCGGCATGAAGACCTTACAGATGACCAGCGCCAGTCTATTGTTAAGTGCGCTCTAGCTACAGTAGGTAAAAGCTATAGCTTCCTGACCATTGCCCTTATTGCCCTTCGTATCTTGGGCATCAAGGTATTTTCTAATAGCCGCGTAATGGCTCGCATGGCCCAGAAAGAGGGCTACATTTGCTCTGAGCTTGTAGCTGAATGCTACGACAAGTCAAACAGTGTTCTCGTCAACACTAAGGATTACTTAGTTGTTCCAGGAGACCTGGCTGAGAGATTGGTGTACCAGTGACAGACGCCCACAAGCAGGCTATGAACCTACACTTGGCTGTTTCTATCCCAGAGCATGAGCCGCGTGAGAGCGACCCGCACTACCACTTGTTTAATCAGGCTAAAGCCCGACTAAAGAAGCAAGGTCTATGGAAGTGCATCATTGACGATGACCTATGCTCAGGCACTCCCGAGCTTCACCACAGCCACATTGAATTCAGCCAGGTCAACAATATGGACCCAGCTAAAGTTGAAGCCGCTTTTGGCCTGCACTTTGAGTCTGATGAGGACTTTCAAGAGTGGGTAGAGAGCCCAGGAAATCTTGAAGTCCTTTGCACCTCACACCACAGGACACGCTTTGGTATTCACGAGATACCAGCCCCACTATGGGAAACATTTAGATACCGCAAGGCGGGCACAGAGCCAGCCGCAGAAGTGAAGAAGGAGGCGGATAAGTGACAGCTGGAATTGACATTGTAAACGTTGCCCGCACCCAGCTTGGCTTCGTTGAGGGACCTAATAACGAGAATCCTTATGGCACTTGGTATGGCATTCCTAACGAGTCTTACTGCGCTATGGGCGTGAGCTGGTGCTTTGCACAGGTTAACGCTAGTCACCTTGTAGCCGCTCAGACANCTAAGGGATTTGCTTACTGCCCTGCTGGTCTTACTTGGTTCCAGAAGAACAAGCAGGTAGTTGACAAGTATTCAGCCCTGCCTGGAGATATTGTATTCTTCTCTTGGTCAGGTAACGGCGTTGCTGACCACGTTGAGATTGTAGAGGCCGCCTCTAAAGACGGGCTCACGACTATCGGCTTCAATACTGGCCCAGAGTCTTACACAGGTAATCAGGCTAACGGAGATGGGTGCTATCGCCGTCACCGTCCGTATCTCTACGTACTAGCTATTGTGCGCCCCAACTACACAGGCTCATCTGCGCCAGCCACCTCAGCCTCTACAAGTAAGAAAGTTGCTGCTGGAGTAGCAGGTGTTGGAACTGTAGTTGGAGGCGGAACTGCCGCTATTCACACGGCTAATACGCCTGCTCCAATCCCTACTGCAAAGCCTACGGTTATCGTGGCCCCTCCATTCCCAGGCTCATCTGTGTTTAAGGCAGGGGCTAAAGGGAATGTAGANCTGGTTGTAGCCAAGGCTTTGGCTAATGCGGGGTTGATGCCNGCTAACTTAGTTAGCAACGTGCTAACTGAGGAAGAGATTGCGCTCATACCTGTCTATCAAGGTCTATACCCAGGACTAAAGGCTTCTAAAGGCAAGGGAATTGATGCCGCAACCTACACCTCAATGGTAGCTAAGGCGAACGAATGAAGTACTTTCAAAAGGTGTCTGACTGGGCATCTATCGCCTTTGGCTCTGTCTGGTTCCTTATCTTCCACATAGTCTTTTGGTCACTCTGGATGACGTTTGCCGTATTTGACCCATACCCATTCAACCTACTGACCCTCACGGTCTCTTTGGAATCTATCCTCCTATCTGGTCTACTTTTGAATGCGACTAACCGCTCAGGCGATGAGGACAGGCGTATAATTACAAAAGACCTCAAGTTGGACCAGGAGACCCACAACCATATTGAGGAACTTCGCCGTAACGTAAAGGGTATTTTGGAGCGACTAGATGATAAAACTAAAGGTATCTGACCCAGTTCACCTAGGCGTGGCCAGCACAGCCGCCTACACGACTTGGATGGCTATGGGCTATCCGACCTCGCCACACAGCCTTGTGGCAGTTGCATCTTCTTTCATAGCCGGTGTATCATCCTCTAATGTGAGCTCATCTAAGCCTAACGTCTCAGCCGAGTCACATATCGTAACGCCATATGCAAACAATATAGAGGAGTAGTAATGCGCATTACCAAGTCCGAAAAGGCTCTTGTAGAGCACTATGTATACGCAACTGCAGCATCAGCAGTAGCAATTTGGCAAACAGGAAACCACCACCTCAAGCATGTCCTTTGGGCTGCTGTAGTCGGTGTCGTTGGTCCACTTCTTGCTAAGTTCAACCCTAAGGGTGTAGTTGGCGACCTAGCCAAGCAGGAGCACCTTGACTCAGTAACCACCGCTGCTTTGACAGCTGTGGCAACCACAGCAGTAGCAGATGCTCAAAAGGCAGTTGCTAAGGCTGCAGTAGATGCGGCCGCTCCAACTAAGTAAACTGTAAAATAGACAGAAAGCGCCTCTTCGGGGGCGCTTTTTGCGTTATACTAGGCCTACAACTCTAGGAGGATTATATGAAGTGCGATAACTGTTCAAACGACGCGGCATACACACACGCAGAGCCTGGCATTAGCCCAGCCAACTACTGCACCAACTGCCTACCAGCTTGGCTACATGAGCGTGCAAATGCTGGCCATTTCCCTCTTCTAACACCTGTTGCAGCCGAAGTTGCAGATAAGCCTAAGAAGAAGGCGGCTGCAAAAGAAGACGCACCTGTAGTAGACGACGCTCCAGCCGAGTAATCGTGCCACTTGACTACGAGGCTTTTGGTAACTTCTTACCAAGAAGCCGCGAGGTTGATTGGGAGCTTGATTTAGTAGAGCCGCATTTGATAGAGCGAATTGCGGCTCCTCAAGCACATCCAACCCCGAATAAAGTTTCCTATCCTCAAGGGCCGTTTCCAGCCGAGCTTCTAAGGGAGCCTGAGGTTGTTGTAGTACGTCCTGCCTTTAATGAGGATGGGTCAGACTTTGCCCCTGGAGCCACTGCTCAGAATAACTTTAAGCCGCCTCGCTATCTACGCTGTGGCTCCTGTATGATGCGTGTTCTAGAGACGGAAACCGCTAACCACGTTTGTGAGGAATAATGGCTAGAAATAGAGCACAACTACCTAGCTGGGATGAACTCTACGGCAATAGAACAAACGCTATGGAGTCTGCGGTTAATGCGTATTTAACCCCAAAAGATGAGCAAGGTGAAAAGTACGACAAGGTAGAAGACAAATACGGAATAGAGTTTGCACAGCCTACTGAAACCAGAGCCGCGCCAACTATTAATCCTGATAGACCTCGTGCCTTAAAGCTGGCCTACATGAAGGAAAAAGAGACTTTACTAATCCAGTTCAGAGACGGTACTATTTGCGAGTACAACGGAATCCCTATAAATATGTGGCAGGAGCTAAAGACCACAGACTCTACTGGTAGATATCTCAAGTACTCTGGAATAGACGCTATGGGATACAACAAGGTGTCAAAGGATAAGTTCCCTGAAGAAATTGGAGTATTGTTCGACTAATGAAGACACTCGGACCACTATACGGCGGAAAGCTTAGCTACTATCACAATAAGTTCCTACCCATTGTTGAGGTAGGCCATACCCAAGAGACAGAACTACCCTTCCGTGTAGGGCACTGCCTAGTGTTTAGGTTCCCCTTTACCAAGCCTGGATTCTACGTAGGCATTCTATTCAAGACAGTAGCCGACCCTCACCTCCTTACGGATGAGGACGTTGACTTAATCCTAGAAAAGGCTATGAGAGGCCGCACTGCTTGGCGCCCAGAGGATGGACTATATGATGAAGTTTTCAAGGAATAAGAAGGTCTGGGACAAGCCGTTCTCTGAGAAGGTATCCCGCCGAGTATCTAGACTACACACCTCTGAGATTGAGGGCTGGACTGACTCAGCCATCTTTGACATCGGCCGATGCCTATCTATGTACCAGCGCACAAAAGATGACGTGTATCTAGACGAGGCCCTTAACGGCGCTGAAGCACTCCACGCTATGGTAGATGCTCTAAGAAACCGTACGCCACGCCGTTAAAGGGATTTGTCGACAAATAGACATTTGTGCTATTATTGTCCACGCCTCTCTTCCTCTCCCCGTAGATGGCGCAAAGAGCCTAGGTTTAACGACTTAGGCTCTTTGTTTTAATCTAGACTAAGGCGTATATGGACCAACTAGAAGACGACGAAGACGAGCTCTACCTCGATGAGTTAGAGAGCGATGAGCTCACTGATGTCGAAGACGAAGAAATTGAGCTAGACGAGCTCTCTAAAGAGTTTGTCAAGATGCTGGTTGACCGCTGCATTCAATTCCAGACTGCCCTTGTAGGTCACGAACTTCACCCTTATCAGATGCCTCTAGCTAGACGCATTATTGAGTCTGTGATTATTAACGACAGTGAAGAAATTACCGCCCTTGCCGCACGTCAGTCAGGTAAGTCGGAAACTATTGCTAACACAGTAGCCACGCTCATGGTCTTGCTCCCACGCCTAGCCAAGATGTTCCCAGACCTACTTGGGCGCTATAAAGACGGCATCATGGTGGGTATGTTTGCCCCAGTTGAGGGACAGGTTGAAACCCTATTTGGTAGAACCGTAAACCGCCTTACCAGCGAGCGTGCCCTAGAAATCATGAACGACCCTGAAATTGATGACGCCCTAATTCGTGTGCCTGGCGTGACTAAACAGATTAAACTCAAAAACTCAGGCAGTAGCTTGATGATGATGACAGCTAACCCTAGAGCTAAGATTGAGTCTAAGTCCTTCCATCTCATCGTTATTGATGAGTGCCAAGAAGCTGACGACTTTGTAGTATCTAAATCTATTGCCCCTATGTTGGCGTACTACGCGGGAACTATGGTTAAGACCGGAACCCCAACCACGCACAAGAACAATTTTTACAATAGCATCATGCTTAATAAGCGCCGCCAAACAGCCCGCAGCAGGCGGCAGAACCACTTTGAGTGGACTTGGCGTGACGTAGTTAAGGTCAACGAAAACTACGAGAAGCACATTAAGCGTGAGAAGCTTCGTATCGGTGAAGACTCGGATGAGTTCCAGATGTCATACACCTGTAAGTGGATGCTTGAGCGCGGTATGTTCGTTACCTCAAGCGTGCTCGACAAGCTTGGTGACGTATCTATGGAAATCCAGCGCTCTTGGCACAGAACTCCTGTCATCGTGGGCATTGACCCTGCGCGTAAGATTGACTCTACAGTAGTTACTGTGGTGTGGGTTGACTGGGACCGCCCAGATGAGTTTGGCTACTTTGACCACCGTATCCTTAACTGGCTTGAAATTCAAGGAGATGACTGGGAGGACCAATACTTCCAGATTGTAAAGTTCCTAGAAAACTACAACGTTATGTATGTTGGAGTTGACTCCAACGGTGTTGGTGACGCAGTAGCCCAGCGCCTAAAACTTCTCCTACCAAGGGC